CTTGATTGCAATGAGAATGGTAGTACCACACGTAGACAGAAGTGCTAGATGTCTTTAAATCTGTACAAAACAATAACTGACGAAATGTCAACTATGACCTTCGAAGACCTTATGGCTTTCGTAGGTGCTGATTACGCTGTAGCAGCCTAATCACAACAATCGGGTCGGTGCACATACAACCTAGGAACAGAAGTGTTTACAAAGGCTTTATTCGTTGAGCCCGAATCAACGAATTGGTGGAAAAGCTGTACTAACCATACGGCCCCAATTATTTTGGAAAGTAAATAAGATTAAACTTTATCCTAAACGTGTGACATGCTGGTATTATGGTTACTTTGTAAGACAAGGGTTCGAATCCCTTCACCTCCACCACTTTTTAAATCCCCACTTTACATTTGGTAATTTGGGGATTTTTTCGTATATTTGTAATATTATGGCAAAAGTAGAACCAAGCGCTAAAGATAAACCGCGTAAATTTGAACACATATATAAAGATGATGATGGGTGTGAATCAATTTGGAAATATGATTTAGATAAATTTCCAAATGGACCAATTTCGGTTGAACATAAATACCCACCTCACTATGAAAAGAAGTTAAAAGCTCAACAAAAAGAAGCCAAATTGGCAAAGAGTCAATCAACATTAGAAAAAGCAAAAGCTGCAAATAAGAATGATACGAGTAATAGAAAATATTGGTGAGTTAGAAGAATTAAAGGTAAAATTGGAAACCGAAGTATCCCTTTGGTATCCTATGTGGGTAGATAATGATAAGCATCCACGAAACACCCATATATCCTTTGTCCTGATACGAACTCTTACCGATGGGTATATTCTACCACATCAACATACCGATACCACATCCCTCTCTAAATCACAAATAGAAGGGGTGCTAAATACTGCCGGAGATAAGTGGGTTTTTCAAAAAAAGAAGCTACTACAATCGTTCTCTAATTTAAGGAATGGGTTGAATGATATCGATACTGCACACTTTCTTAAAACCGGAGAAACGATAGATTACCAACAACCAATACAACATTTAGTAGCTCCTTTATTGCACAAAGGTTACAAAGAAGATATCATTCAATCTATTCCTATTCTTAAATTGTGTGAAGCCGTTGATAATGAATTCTTAAAACATCATAATCAAAAAACTAACACTTATAATTGGTACAATGATACATTCTTACCAATCCTTTCAGATATTGAACAATTCGGAATTCGGGTCGATAGGGAAAAATTTATTGATAGATGGCCACAAGCCCATAAACAACTTTCCTCCGATAACTTAGTGTACACCGAATACAATCCATTTACGATAACGGGTAGACCATCCAATAGACATGGTGGTGTAAACTATGCAGCCCTAAACAAATCGGATGGGAGTAGAGATACCTTAATAGCGGATGGGATATTCTTACAAATGGATTATGATTCGTATCACCCACGTCTTATTGGTAAGTTAATTGATTTTCCCTTACCACAAACTAATGTTCACCAATGGTTAGCCGAACAATATGGATGTGATGTGGCTGAAGGTAAAGGTGTAACGTTCCGCCTTCTTTATGGTGGGATTGATGATGAGTTTCGACAAATACCATACTTTGATAAGGTTGCTGATTTTATTGATGTGTTTTGGAAGGAAAGTGTGGAAAGGGGTTACATTCAAACTCCGAACCGTCATATACCATTGAGTTGGGTAGAACAATCCAATCCACAAAAGGTATTTAACTATCTACTTCAAGCATATGAAACTGAAATGAATGTGGATAAAATGAAAACCATATTGGATTATATTAAGGGGAGTGGGATTAGTTTAGAATTATACACTTATGACTCATTTCTATTTGATGTACCTGCTGATGTGGATAAAAGTTTAATTAAGGGATTGAAGAATATAATTGAGGAAGATGGATATCCTATCAAAGCGAGTTGGGGAAAAACTTACGGAAACCTCTAAACAACATATTTATAGTATATAGAAAAATATGCTATAATATGAAAAAAATCTCCGTTTTATTATCGTTCCTTTTAGTTTCCTTAGTATCATTTGGGCAGTTGCCGGATGTGAGGGTGAAAAATAAAGTGTTTGATATACTTTATTCACAATCATTAGAACAACCCCTAATTATTAAGTATCGTTCCCTAAACCGACCAACAAACGTTAATAGAGGTCATATGGATTTCTATAAAGAACCAACTATCAAAACATCAGACGGTGAAGATTATAAAGGAAACGTTTACGATAAAGGACATGGAGCTCCTGCGGCAACGTTCTCTGATAATGAAGTGAACTTAAAGCAGACATTCTCATATTTAAATTCAATAATGCAAAATCAATATCTTAATAGAGGTGAGTGGAGAATGTTAGAGGAACAAATCCGTAAATGGGATGATACCGAACCAATCACTGTTTTGATAAAGGTTTTCTTTGATAAACCCGTTAAAAGAGTACCTGCCGGTGCAGCAATTCCTTCATACTTACAAAAACATATTTACTTTGAAAAAAGTAAGAAATGGAAATGTTTTGTATTCCTAAATGAAAAACCAAAATTTCATTGGGATGAATTGGAAATGATTTGCGAAAAAGAGGACCATAAATTTTAATAAAACATGACAATAACCGAATTAATTGAAGAAATCCTTAATGAATGGGCATACAGAGTTGAAAATGGTATGCCTGACCCAAAGAACCCAATTCACGTAAAGGAGTTGGGTATTGTACTTTCTGAAATGGGTCTATCTCATATCAAAAATGATTTAGTTGAAAATCTTTTGATTGAAAAAGGTAAAACACCTGAAAAACATGTAGTAGAAGCGGATAAAAAATTCTCTAATCCAATATTAAGTAAAAAAGTATCATATAAAGATAAAGACGGAAATCCAAAAGATGGTATTGTTGGTAATCTTTTAAGACTACCGAAAGATTCTCCTGGTAGAGTTGCTGCGGAAAAATTATTACCACCAGAGGGAAGTCCAGAAAGAGATTCGATGAATCAAGATTTAGGTGGAGAAGGGCAACCAAAAAAACCGGAAGATGAAAAGGGTAAAGAAGGTGGTGAAGAAGAAGCTCCGAAAGAAGACCCAGCAAAAGCTGCAGCTGCGATGTTTGACCCAAAAGCAGACCCTGCAATGGCAGCTAGAATGGATAGAGAGAAAGATGCTAACGCACAATTAGCAAAAGATGCGGAAGCCGATAAAGAAGTAGAGAAAGAGCAAGAACCTAAGAAAGAAGATGAGTTTAATCCAATAGATTCAAAAGATGTTGCAAAGGAAATGCCACAAGCTGATCCCGAAACATTCAATGGAGATAGTGATATACCAGATGGTATAGAACCTGAAGATTTGGAAAAATTTAATACTGATATTAGTAAGGTACAACAGATAGTTGCGGATGCAAAAGCTAAAGGAGAGAAAGCTCCTGATATTAATTTATGTGATATTACTGTACCTGGTACTAACTTATATTGTGATGATAATTTAGGAATACCAAGAGACCAAATGCCACAATTCAAAGGTAAACCACAACCTGGTACACCTGCGGCTGATATGGAAGTTGATGAAAAAGGTGAAGTAGATACTGAGCCATTATTTAAAAAAATGTTAGAAGAAAAAGGAATTAAAGTTGTACAAACCGAAATACCTTCAGATAAATTAAAAGCAACACAAAAAGATTTGGTTGGAGCTAAAGTGGTTGGTATGATGGGAGCTTTGGAAGAAAACCCAGAACATCCTTCAATTACTGCACCGATTTATGTAAGTAGAGATGGATATGTTATCGATGGACACCATAGATGGGCTGCAATTGCGGCGTATAATGCAAAAAATCCCGATAAACAAATACCAATGAAGGTTCAGGTAATAGACCAGGATATTAAAGATGCTATTCCAATGTGTAACAAATTTGCAGAAGAGCAAGGTGTAGCAGCAAAGAAAGCGGATGCAAATAAAGAAGGACCATCGGAGCAACCAAATGCGGCAAAAGAAAAAACCAAAGAAGAAACTACAAAAGTAGCAAATGATTTAAAAGGTAGAACTACATCTGAAGGTGACGAATTGGATGTTGATACAACTGATAATGGTTCATTAATTATTGGTGTAGAGCATGGTGCTGATAAGGAAAGTAATAAACAAGCAATAGAACAAATAAAAAAATTACCTAAAGATACAAAAGTAATGTTTGTAGGTGAGGGTGGTAGTAAAGATGATGATGGTAATATTGAATTTGGTGGAGAGCAAGATGAATTTAGAAATGAAGTAAAAGGACATTTTGATAATGCAGAAGAAAGTACTTGGGATGAAAATGCAGACGTATTGGATGATAAATCACCTGTGTATGATGAAATAGCAAAGGTAGTAGGTGGAAGTAAATCCAAAGCTAAAGCTGCAGTATGGTCAAATATGTATGGACAAGATGGTCCTGATGAAAATATGTTACCTGAAGATTATTTAGATGATGAAGGAAAAGCATGGTTAATAGACCAGGCTAAAAAAGGTGGAAGTTCACAATTTGATGGCGATGTTGATTGGAATAACCTAACTGATGAGCAACAAAAAGACCTTTATGAATTAAATTATAATGATGAAGGTAAGATGGCTGATAATGAAATTATGAAAGCACAAGAATCTTATAATGGATTCCGTCAAAAAGAATTAGATAGAAAAATAAAAGAGGCAGAGGATAATGGATATACAGTAATTGCACCCGTTGGTAATTCACACGTTGATATGAGAAGACAGAGAACTAAAAAAGCAGGTGCAACTCCAACATCATCGGCATCACCAACAACATCAACGCCAACTTCAACCCCATCGACACCGAAATCACCAACAACTCCAACTCAATCATCGCCAACAACTTCAACCCCATCGACACCAACATCGGCGCCAAAACTTACTGATAAGGTAAAACAAAAAATTTCAAATTGGACCGAAAAAGAAAAAGCATTCTTTGAAAGAAACGAAGGAGCACCTGGTTCAAAAGAACGTAGAAGTTTAGGACAGGCGTTAAAGGATAAAGCAGCTGGAGCTTTAAAAGCAATTAAGAAAGGAGCTAAGCATGAAGTTGAAGAATTTAAAGCAGCTGGTTCTGGTGTTAAAAACTTTTTTAGTGGTAAACCGTTAAGTAAGCATGAACAAAAAGCACTTAAAGCAGTTGCATTTAAAGTAGTAACTACTGCCGTATTCGGAGCTGCATTTGGTGGATTATCACATGGTGTTGCCGCATTTGGAAAGCACGTAGCAATGGAGTTTATACCCCACATTATTGGTGAAACAATTCTAAAGGGAGCTGGTAAAGCCGCAGTATTTGCTGATGCAGATGGTGAAGCTGAAACTGATGCAAACGTATTAAAGTTTACTGAAATGATTGCTAAAGGACTTGAAGAAATGGAAATCACTCCTGAAATGATGGAGCAGATGGTTGATTCGTATAATGAAAAGAAAGAAAATGGCGAAGTTGATAGTGATACCACTACCACTGGCGTAAAGGCTGAGCATTTACATTTAGTAGATGAGTTGATGTTGGAAATGATTTATGGTTTTATTGATGAAGCAAAAACAAAGTCTGGTAAATATTCAGCTAGAAATAAACAATCTAAAAAATTAGATTATTTTGATACGCCAGAAGCTCAAAGGGATGCAGTTAAGGCGGGAACACATACAGATCCAGAAGCTAAAACAAAAACAAATGAACCTGTTGCTGGAGCTAGTATGTATGATGATGAATACGCAAAAGATAGAGGAGAGAACCCATCTACCGGTAACAAAAAAAAGGGAGGTTCTTTTAATTTTAAAGATTCGTATTTAAATAATAGTAAAGCAGGAAAACCTGAAAAAGCTCAGGAAGATCTTGAAAAAAGACGTCAAAAAGCTTTATCTCAAATTGATAAAGCTGCCGAATATAATAGTGATAAACCTGGCGTTTTTAGATTAGAAACGGAAGAAGGAAGTGGAAAGTTTATAGAAATAAAAACTGAAGATGTTAAAATAGCTATAAATAAATTATTTAATGGTGAAAAATTATCTGCAAACGATAAAAAAATTCTAAATCTCACAACTAAAATTGTTACAAATCCAGAAAATGGTGATGTAAAATTATATTTTGCTAAAAAAATAGCAGGAAGACATCCACAACAAGGATACGAAAGTGTATTGATGGCGGAAAAAAATATCCCAATGGGTGATGCGTTTAGAGAATATGCGATAGAAAATGGATTAAAAGTAGGTAAATCAGGAGAAGGAGCATTTGGTAAAAAACAAATAAATCCAAATAAAGTGGCAAAAGGAGGAAATCCGAAAGAACCCATAAAAAATCTCAAAGTAAAATCCGATAAAAATGGAATAGAAGTAAATGGTCAAAGATTCAATTACAAACCTATTCCAACTAAAAGCGAATTAAATAAATTAAGGGAAAAACTTTTAAAAAAAGGACTTAGTTCGAAAGAAGCAGATGAAAGAATTAGAATACTAGTTAATACTAGAAAAAAAGAAAATCAAGTATTGGCTACAATTGCGGAGGTAGCGTCTAAAAGTGGTGGAGAAATACCATATTGTAATTTTGGTGATGTATTCACACCTGAAGGACGAAAAGCAACGATTACAAATGTCATAACTGGGGTAACTAAAATGTTTACCGATGGACTAAATAACCATCAAAATACCTTTAATACTGAAAATTTATTAGAAAAACCTGAAAATAAAAAAGTATTTGATACATTAAAGAGATTAGAAAAAATATCTAAAAGTTCAAATTTGGAAACCGATAAAGAGGCACAATTGGCTTTTAAAAAAGAATTAGACCAACTTCTTATAGATATGGCTGAATCTGTAGATTTTAAGGATTCCGTTGCCGATTTCGCTGAAATGGTTGTGGGTTTGGGTTCATTGGCAGAAGGTAAACGAGTAATGTTTCCATCTTCTGAAAATTTTCAAACCGCCGATATTATCATATTACCAAGTGGTGAATCTATTAGCGATGCTGACTTAGTGAACGTATCGATAGAAGAATTGGATTTAACTGGAGGAGTTAGTATCAAATCGGATGGTGGAGGGGGTTCTGCTTTAAAAAATAGAATAGAACTAACTGAATATAAAAATCCAAAAACTAAAGGGAAATTATTAAATGCATTAAATACATATCAAACTGCTTATGGAAATCAACAAGATGTAAAGGAAGAAGAATTGGTAAAAGGTGAAGCTATTATAGAAGACTTATTTAAGCATGGTATTGAAATGGGTTGTTTTACTAAACAGGATATACAAAAAATTAAAAAAATTGGTGAAAAGCAAGGACAAAGTGAAATAAAAACCGCAGGTGATGCTGGAAACTGTGGAGGTAAGGAAAATCAAAAACGATTACATAGAGCAATGATACTTCAACATCAACAAATGCAATTGACGTGTATTATTAGTAACTGTGATACAGATTGGACTGGGTATTCCAATGTAAATAAAAAATATAGTAAAAAGAAGGGTAAAGTTGTAAAGGTAACAGATGATATTGCGGATGGTGTTAAAAAACCGTGCTATTCAAATCCACATCATAATCCTGGCTATACAAAATCGGTGGATAAAAATGGATGTGTTAGTCTTACACCATCAAATCAAAATCCTGCACACATCGTATCTAAAATACCTGATTTGATTAACAACTTTAAAGAATAAAATTAAAAATAAAAAAAACCGTAAGTAGTATTCAATAACCCGTTTTTATCCTTCCTTTTGATTTTTAATATTTATAGTTAATTAAAAGAAAAAGAGGATGAAGACACAGTTACTATGTACGTTTACAACGAAAGGTGAGTTACAGAATACATTACAACAGATTAGAGAAACGTACCATATAGTGTATAATTATATCTATATTCTTCAAAATAAGGGGAATTTAGATGAATTATTTATCACGTACAATATAGATACCGCTTTCCAACCGGATACTCCGTTGGAAAATACAATCCTTATACATAGAAAAAAAGAATCTAATTCACTATACACTATTAACGCTCTTAACGAATTAGTTAAAGAGGAGAATGGTGGGGTATTAGATAATTCATTTGTCATCAATTGGCAGAAGTTTAAAAACTCAATCATATTAACAAACGCCGAAGGAACTAAGAAAATTCAGACAAGAGTTTTTGAAGTAATTGATTTCGGTGAAGGAAAAGAAGTTATAACTGACGAACACAAATAATATTTATTATGTTATTAAAAAAAGGCGATAACAACGAAAACGTTAAATTGATGCAGGAGAAGTTAGGTATTTCTCCAGCGGTAACTAATTTTGGACCGAAAACTGAAGAAGCTGTAAAAGCATTTCAAACAAAAAACGGACTAACTCCGGATGGCATTGTAGGTGATACTACTTGGGCTATGATTGTGGGAGAAGGTAAACCTGTTCCTACATCAACACCCGCTCCAATAGCACCAGTAGGTGGATTGAAATTGGATAAATTAAAGGGACATATTCCTGATGCAGTAATTCAAATGATTCCTGATACGGCAGCTAAGTTCCAAATCAATACTCCATTAAGATTAGCACACTTCTTAGCACAATGTGGACACGAAAGTGGTGGATTCAAAGCAACGCAAGAGAACTTAAACTATTCAGCTAAAGGTTTGAATGGTATTTTTAAGAAATATTTTCCAACTTTAGAATCAGCTCTACCTTACGAAAGAAAGCCGGAGAAGATTGCATCTAAAGTATATGGTGGTAGAATGGGTAACGGACCTGAATCAAGTGGCGAAGGATACAAATTCAGAGGTAGAGGATACATCCAATTGACAGGTAAAGAAAACTATACTGCGTTTGGTAAAGCAATTGGTGAAGATATTTTATCAAATCCTGATGTAGTAGCATCTAAGTACGCATTATTATCAGCGGCTTGGTTTTTCTCTAAAAACGGATTACATAAGATGGCTGATGGTGGAGCAACTGATGCAGTAGTAACATCAATCACTAAAAGAGTAAATGGTGGTACTATTGGATTACCGGATAGAATAAAACATTTCAAAGAATACTATCATTTATTGGCATAGGATTTGGGGATGTAAATAAAAATTCGTATATTTATAGAATATAATAACACATAATGGCAAACATAAGTTTAAAAAGACTATTTGAAGCTGAAGATTTTAAAGCTAAAAGTAAAGAGACCGGAAAATTAGTACACTTTAAATCAAAGGATTCATATCAAGCCGCATTAAAGGCTGGTACACACGAAGACCCTAAAGCCCAAAAAGGTGGTGCATCTAAAGGAGCTGCAAAACCAAATGATATGTTTGGTGGAGATTATTCAAAAGATAGAGGTGGTGAACCTAAAGTAGATAGTATGGCAACTGTTAAATCAATTGCAGCTAAGACTGGGTTAAGAGCAACTGCGGTAGCGGGATGGGCAGACGAGAATGGTGTTAATTTATCAAACTTATCAGCTGATATTGATTCTAAAAAATTGAAACCAATGGATTTAATGACCGCAATTAGTGGTAATCCTGGTAACAAATACTCTAAAGATATAATCGCAAAGTATTCACAAGGTGGTGGAAGTAAAGCAGACCCACAAACCGAACCTACTTCTAAACCAAAAGAAGCTAGAAAAGGTAATCCTACTGTAAACAAAGAAGCTAAGAAAAAAGCAGAAGAATTTGGAATTACTCCACAAAAGTTGGGTAAAGATGGGTATAAAAAGGCAATGTATCAGGCAGCTGTTGAAGCGCTAACTGATTCAAACTATCACGATGAAGCCAGAGAATTGGTAGCATCGATTGAAGGAAAGCCTGAATGGGCTAAGAAAGTAGACTACCCATCAATGGATGACTCTCAATATGATGAAAAGATGAAAGTAATAAGAACTACTGGAGTAGATAGTTCGGAATATTGGGGCAGTGAGGGTGAAGCACATGAATTTGGTAGAAAAGTTTCACAAGCATCAGGTTGGGGTGGAGTTGAAGCAGCGGATGGTATAGCATTCACTTTAAGAATGAATGGATTCCATAAAGAAGCAGATAAAATTCAATCAATCTTTGATAGTAAACCATATATGAAAAATGAAGGTAGACTTTCTTTATCAAAAATGATGAATGAAGACCTATTAGATATAATTCCATACTTTAAGAAAAAAAGAGAAGCAGCGGCTAAAAAACAAGCTGATATCTTAAAACGTAGACAGGAAATGGCATATAATAATGTTAAAGCGGTATATGACACTACTATAACCGCATTAGATAATCCTAAGTATTCAAAAGATAAGGACGCTAAAGTAAAAGCCTGTAATGATTTAATTTGGACAATTGTATCTGGTGCACCAAAAAACGAAAAAGTAAATTGGTCTTCATTAAAAACCTCATATGATTGGGATGAATTAAATGAGTTTGGTATGATGGATACCATTGAACAAACATTCGCAGACTTACTTAAAATTAAAAAATAACTAAAAGGGAGAAACTAAAAATTCTCCCTTTTTTATTTTGACACAAATTGTCACAAATTATTTTCATAAACGCTTGTTTATATCGGGCTTTCTTCGTATGTTTACTATGTAATAAAACGATAAAGATATGAATACTGTAAGATTTAACCGCCATGAATTGTTCTCCGAAAAAATGATGGAGTTCCACTCTACTACCATCCGAATAGTGGAAGATTACCACATCGCTAGAAATGAAAGTTGGCACACCCCTTTATACAACATGTTGTGTGGTATATGGGATGGATACTTTTATAGCGAAATGTTAGAGATGGCGAAGCAGATGGGATTACCTACTCACATTACTGACCGAATTGAATTTACTGAATTATACATTAGACTATAATAATATGATGACTCCCCAAATCACTGCCCGTTACCTATCAAATGGAGAAATGATAGTTCGGGTATTATTTCCCAATGGTACTGAGAAAACAATGACTCAGACCGAATATGTGAATACCTATTTAAAAAAATAATTCACAAAAGACTAGGATATATAAAATCTTTTTCGTATGTTTATAGTGTAGTAAAACGATAACATTTAAAACCCCTTAAAAATATGAAATTAGGATTAGTAAGAATACAAAATGAGAAATTGGTTGGAGTTCAGTACTTCGAATCAAAGTTCCAAAGAGAGCTTGGTGAGGTAGTTAGTATCAATAATGTGAAGTGGACTGTAGCTGTGATAGGTGAGGATAGGGATACCATCGTTGATGTTCTGAATGGGTTCGTTAAGAAACAGAATTCAATAGTAAGAAAAGTAAACAATCGAATCAATAGAATAGCTGATATGAGATTCAATAAGATATTAAGAGAAGCTATCGAACATGTTAATAACTACTAAACCCCTAAGATATGAACGATTTTGATTTCTTCACCGTCAACGCTTCTTCTAACCGAATCACTTCTCTAATGAAGCTACCTAATGTAAAACGTAGTAACATTGAACATAGAGTGTACTATGGTAATAGTAAGTTCCCTACTCACTTCTATAAGGTGACGTTAGAGTATTACGATGTGATGGAGTTTGGACACTTTGGTGCACGAAAGAGGGCTAATGAATATGTAGAATCCCTATTGGCTACAAAGCCCGATAATGTGATATTGAGTATAAAATTTTATCCAGTAGATTAAAAATAAAAACCCCTTATATATGAGAATAGACGCAGATACTTTAGTCCTAATACGCTCCGAGTTTGGTGAGTATGACCTATCACAAGTGTGTGGAGGCTCTAATGATGTGTACCTTCGATTTGGTTATTGGAGGCGAGTAAATCTACAAAAGCTACAAGACCTTATAGGCGGAGGTATCGAAGTGGTGGAGGACGATTTAGATGATGATGATTGTGGAACTTTATATAGCTATAAACTAAGATGAAAAACTGGCAATTAATACTCACTTCTGCAATATGTGGTGTAATTTTTTATTTGAGTGTAGGTGGTTCTAACTTATTAACACCCACAATTAGTTGGACAGTAGGGATACTCTCCCTATGTTGTATAGATTACAAAAAGATATACATCAGTTTACGATAAAGTATTTTTTATTTGGTATTGTCACAAATTTATCGTATATTTATTACATCATTTACCATAAAAATATATCAAAAAAAAGATTTGGAAATATCAGGTATTCTTCGTATATTTGTGTTTCCATTATATTTATATGTGTAACGGAAGTGTAGGAAAGACACTATAATCCAACCTTAAAACGTATGTTTTAAACCTTAAACTCTTAAAACTTAAAAGACATGGCTATTAACTTAGACGCAATTAAGAGCAGACTTAACAAACTGCAAAACACCCAAAGAACAACTGTAGAACTTTGGAAACCAGCACCGGGCAAACACACTATTCGTTTGGTCCCTTACAAATTCAACAAAGAGAATCCTTTCATTGAATTGTACTTTCACTACAACGTAAACAACAAAACTTATCTATCTCCGATGTCATTCGGTAGACCTGACCCAATTGTTGAGTTTGCTGACAAACTTAAAAGAATGGGCGATAAGGAAGATTGGAAAGCTGCTAAAAAAATGGAGCCAAAACTTAGAACATTCGTACCAGTATTGGTAAGAGGTGAAGAAGGTGAAGGTGTAAAATTTTGGGGCTTTGGTAAAACTGTATATCAAGAGATTCTTGGTTATATGGCGGATCCTGATTATGGTGATATTACCGACCCAAATGAAGGTAGAGATATTACTGTTGAAGTAGTATCAGCTGAAGACAGTGGTACTTCTTACCCTGTAACAACAATCCGTGTTAAACCAAAGGAAACTCCTTTAGCAGCATCTAAAGAAGATACGGATAAGTACTTAGCAAATCAGAAAGAAATTACTGAATTGTATTCTGAATTAACTTATGCAGAATTGAAAAATGTATTAGAAGGTTGGTTAAATCCATCGGCAACTTCTGAGGATGAAAAATCAGCATCAGCTGAAACCCTTTCATCAACGGCTAGTAACGATGAAGAAGCACCATTCGATACAACTCCATCAAAACCAGCGGCAGCACCTTCTAAGAAATTAGATGATGTAGCAGCGGCATTTGATGACCTTTTCAATTAATAAAATAAGTTAATATATGGCGAAAGCAACTAAGGAAATAGACTTAGCGGAAGTACTCGCTGAGTCCCTAAACAAACAAGCAAAAGACCAAAAGGTAGCATTCTTTTTGGACAACAATGACTCCCCTACAAACGTAGAAGGTTGGGTATCAACCGGAGCATCAATGTTGGATGTGGCAATCTCTAATAGACCTTATGGAGGTTTGCCTGTTGGTAGAATTACCGAAATTACTGGATTAGAACAAAGTGGTAAATCATTAGTATCAGCTCACTTACTTGCCGAAACACAAAAGTTAGGTGGTATAGCTGTATTGATTGACACGGAGAATGCAGTAAGTAGAGAATTCTTAGAAGCCATTGGTGTAGATACAACCAAATTACTTTATGTAACAGCTGAGACTGTTGAACAATGTTTTGAATATACCGAAACTATTATTGAAAAGGTAAGAGTTTCATCGAAAGATAGGTATGTAACAATTGTTGTGGATTCAGTAGCAGCAGCATCAACTGAAAAGGAGATGGAAGCTGATTATGGTAAAGATGGTTACGCTACGGATAAAGCAATTATCATTTCCAAAGCAATGCGTAAAATCACAAATCTTATTGGTAGACAGAAAATCACTTTGGTTTTCACAAACCAATTAAGACAGAAGATGAACGCAATGCCATTCTCTGACCCTTGGACAACTTCTGGTGGTAAAGCAATTGCTTTCCATGCATCGGTTCGTTTGAGATTAAAGAGTATGGGAACGATTAAGGCTAAAGAAAATGGTAACGATAGAATTGTTGGTATCAAAGTAAGATGCCAGGTTGTAAAGAATCGTATGGGACCGCCATTACGTTCAGCAGATTTTGATATCTTCTTTGATAGAGGTATTGATAACTATGGCGCTTGGTTAGGACTGATGAAGGATAATGGTATCGTAAAACAAAGTGGTGCATGGTATGAATATACTGATATTGATACCGGTGAAATCATTAAGTTTCAATCCAAAGATTTTCCTTCTACATTAGAAACTAATCAGGAAGTAAAAGAACAAATCTACAAAAGGATTTGTGAAGCAACAATTTCACAATACAAAAAAGATTCACTTGATACTGATAGTTTGGTGACAGACTCAGAAGTGATAGGTGACTAATAAAGGTTACAAAACAATATGAAAGACTTATACAAAAAATTACTCAATGAAGTTGAGACAGAACATGAATCAAACGCCCATAGGGTAAGGAATGGTAGAGTTCTTATCATAGATGGACTCAATACCTTCATCCGTAGTTGGACTACTAACCCCATTATGAATGAGGATGGTGAACATACGGGTGGAGTTATTGGTTCATTAAATTCAATCGGATATCAAATCCGTCAATTTAATCCTACTAGAGTTATCCTTACTTTTGATGGTAAGGGTGGTTCTAAGGGCAGGAAAGAATTGTTTGAAGGATATAAAGCGGATAGAGGTAAGAATCGTTTTAGAGTTAATCGTCAGTATCCTGAAATGATGACTCAAGAGGATGAACAAATTTCAATGAAAAGACAATTTGTGTGGTTAGTAGACTTGTTAGATAGTTTACCAATTACTACAATGATATATGATGGTATTGAAGCAGATGATGTAATTGGACACATAGCTAGGCATGTGCTTGGTGAAGATGAAGAATGTTACATCGTTTCTACTGATAAAGATTTTTTACAATTAGTAGATGAAAAGACATTTGTGTTTTCTCCAACTAAAAAGAAACTCTATAATAGAGAGTTAGTAAAAGAAGAATGGGGAATATATCCGCAAAATCTTTTACTATTCAGAACATTGGATGGAGATAATTCAGATAATGTACCTGGAGTAAAAGGATGTGGATTGAAGACCGTTCTTAAAAGATTTCCTGAATTATCGGAAGATAGAGAAATAACTTTTGATGAATTATTTCAAATCTGCGAAGATAAAAGGAAAGAGGCTAAAATCTATGAAGATATACTTGCACAAAAAGATGATGTTTTAAGAAATAGACAACTCATGCAATTGCAAGAACCACATATCAATACAAATACAAAGTTGAAAATTAATGACCGTTTTGCCGAATCAAACAAAAAGTTTGATAAAATGGAATTCATTAAAGCCGCTATGAAGTATAAAATTCTTCAAAATTGGAAAGATATAAACGATTGGCTTAAATCAACTTATACAAATATAATAGTAAAATAATTTGGTGGACTCACTAAATTATCGTATATTTGTAGAACTTTAAAACATAAAATGCAGAGCGAAGATACATTATCAAAATACGGACAATCATTCCAAACCAAAGTAGTGGCAGCACTTTTAAGTGATGACAGGATGTTGGATACATTGGGTGATGTTATCCATAAAAAATTCTTTGAAGCGGAAACAAATAAATGGATTGTAGATGAGGTGGTAGCGTATTATAACGATTATCATAGATTACCTTCATTAGATGTATTTAAAGTGCAAGTTTCTAAAGTTGATAATCCGGTTTTACAAAAAACAATAATAGCACAATTAAAAGAAGTTTATCAAAGTATTGGGGGTTTGGACCTGCAATATATTAAAGATGAATTTACCGCATTTTGTATTAATCAAAACTTAAAGAATGTAATTGTACAATCAATAGATTTACTAAAATCAGGCAACTATGATAAAATCAAAGAGTTGGTTGATAAAGCAATGAAGGTTGGTGTAGATGCTGATTTAGGTATGGATTACTTAAAGGATTTTGAAGAACGTTATGATGAAACATCTAGAGATACGGTAGCAACTGATTGGGAATGTATTAATGAATTGATGAATGGTGGCTTAGGGCCAGGTGAATTAGGAGTTGTAGTAGCACCATCCGGTGTTGGTAAGACTTGGGTTTTAGCAGCATTGGGAGCAGCAGCTGTAAAAGCTGGAAAGACGGTGGCTCACTATACATTGGAACTTTCACAAGGGTATGTTGGATTACGATATGATACTGTGTTTACACATATTGCATCATCTGATTTATCACAAAGGAGAGATGAAGTTTTGGAGAAAGTAAAACGATTAAAAGGTAAACTTAAAGTTAAATACTATCCACCTAAAGGGGCATCATCCAAAACAATCCAAGCTCACTTAGAAAAAATGATAGCAGCCGGCAACAAACCCGATTTAATTATTGTGGATTACGCTGACTTGTTATTATCTCACTCAAACAAAACCGATAGTACATACGCTGAGCAAGGTGGGGTGTATATTGATTTGAGAGGAATGAGTGGTGAGTTGGGAATACCAATTTGGACAGCATCACAAACCAATCGTTCAGCAATTGATAGTGATATTATTGAAGCAGATAAAATTGCAGATTCATATGCAAAAGTAATGAATGCCGATTTTATTATGAGTTTAAGTAGGAAAGCTAAAGATAAACTTAGTAATACGGCGAGAGTACACATTATGAAGAATCGTTTTGGACAAGATGGTATTACATTTCCAGCGAAGATGGATACTACACATGGTACAATAGAAGTTTATACTGCTACATCTGCGGATGGTGTACTCACACAAAGAGCCAGTGCAAACGGGAATGAAATAGAAAGACAACTATTACATAAGAAATATGTTGAAACAATGCCGGTTGGTAACAAACCACAATTAGTTACAGGATTAGGTTAATAATAAAACAATAAAAAACAAAAACTATGAACAGTCAAGAACTATTCGAACAAATGAAGACTTTGTTTACACAATTTGAAACAGAGCACAACGGAACTAAAAAAGTAAACAAATCAAGAGCTAGAAAAGCTATCGGTGATTTGAAGAAATTAATCACTGCGTATAGACAAGCATCTACCGCAGAGCAAAAAGCATAATATGATAGGGGAGCTAACACTCCCCTTTTATTATGTTTTAATAGACTATGTATTATGACACGAATAAATTTAAAAAAAAGTGGGTTTTTTATCCACAAACCTGTATTGTTTAGTGGCAGACAGTATATTTATTCTTACATTTTAGGAGTTTCCTGAAATATTTTAACACACTAAACACAAATTTACAAAAAATGGACATTTCAACACGAATTTTATCGGACATTACGGTTTATATGAAGTACGCAAAGTACAGACCGGAATTAAAAAGGAGAGAAACTTGGAAGGAGTTGGTAAAAAGAAATATGGATATGCATATAAAAACATATCCAAATTTAAAAGAGGAAATAAAAGAAGTATATAAATTCGTATCGAATAAAAAAATATTACCATCAATGCGTTCAATGCAGTTCGCAGGTAAACCAATTGAATTATCACCAAATAGAATTTACAATTGTGCATTTGCACCGGTAGATGATTGGAGAGTGTTTTCAGAAATTATGTTCTTACTATTAGGTGGAACTGGAGTAGGTTATTCAGTACAACAACATCACGTTGATTGTTTGCCTGAAATCAGAAAGCCATCAACTGATAAGACAAGAAGATTTTTAATCGGTGATAGTATTGAAGGATGGGCTGATGCAGTTTCGGTAATTGTAAAAGCATATTTCTTCGGTGGTAGTAAGCCGGTATTTGATTTTAGAGATATTAGAGAGAAAGGAGCACGATTGGTAACATCGGGTGGTAAAGCACCAGGCCCTCAACCATTGAAAGAGTGCCTTATCAAATTAGAAGGTATCTTAGATGCAAAAAAAGATGGTGAGAAATTAAAACCAATTGAAGTGCACGATATGGTTTGTCACATTGCTGATGCAGTATTAGCAGGTGGTATCCGTAGAGCAGCATTAATTGCATTATTTTCTGCAACTGATGAACAAATGATTAGTTGTAAGAGTGGTGCATGGTGGGAAACAAATCCACAAAGAGGTAGAGCAAATAACTCAGCAGTATTAATGAGACATAAAATTACTAAAGAGTACTTTATGGACTTATGGAAAAGAATTGAAGCAAGTGGAGCAGGTGAGCCTGGTATCTACTTATCAAACGATAAAGATTGGGGAACTAATCCGTGTTGTGAGATTGCATTAAGACCTTTCCAATTCTGTAACTTATGTGAAGTTAATGTAAGTGATGTTGATACTCAAGAAGAATTAAATGCTAGAGTTAAAGCAGCATCATTCGTAGGAACATTACAGGCTGGATATACTGATTTCCATTACTTAAGACCAATTTGGCAAAGAACAACTGAAAAGGATGCCTTAATAGGAATCTCAATGACAGGAATCGGAAGTGGTGCA